TCTGTTTAATCCTACAGACACAATCAGCCGTCAATTCAAGAATGGCATGATGGGCATGGGCGTACTAGGCTTCGACGAAGTTAATATGTCACAATCTATCAAGCAGCACACCACTGGTACACGTTCTACAAGCGACACAATCCTTGTAAACGGCACTGTTACAACTGAAGGTCAAGCGACTATCAGTATTGACGGCGGTACTGGTTCTGCGACTGTTACTGTTGGTGACGTGTTCACTATTGCTAACGTATTTGCTGTTAACCCACAAACACGTGAGTCAACAGGTAGCTTGCAACAGTTCACTGTAACTGCTGCTAGCACTGCTGCTGGCGGCGCTTGGACTAACATCGCTATTTCACCTGCTATGTTCACTTCTAGTAACGCTTTGGCAACTATCAATGCGTTCCCGCAAGATGGCGCAGCAGTAACATTCCTTGGTGCAGCTTCTAGCCAATACGCTCAGAACTTGGTATACCACAAAGATGCAATCACTTTCGCGACTGCTGACTTGTTGATGCCTCAGGGTGTAGACATGGCGTCACGTCAAGTTCACAACGGTATCTCAATGCGTATTGTTCGCCAATACGACATTAACAATGACCGTTTGCCTTGCCGTATTGACGTTCTATATGGCTTTAGCACAATCCGTCCACAGATGGCCTGCCGTATTTGGGGCTAATCAAATCGCTCCCGCGCAAGCGGGGGCTTTTTAAACACATTTTTTAAGGAAACATATCATGGCTCAAGCTCCATTACCAAACGGTACAGGCGGTTATCAATTTAATGACGGTAGCGTTGGCGAAGCATTGTTGTTCGTACAAGGCGCTCCAACTGCTGTAGCTGCTGCTGCAACAATGACGGCTGATCAATTAGCAAACGGTTTGTTTGTATTCAACGGTGCGGCTGGCAATCTTACATTGCCAACTGTTGCTGATCTAGAAGAAGGCATCCCTAGCGCAACTAAAGTCAACGCTGCATTTGACTTTTTTATCGTCAACATTGATGCTGCTGGTTCCGATACAGTCACTTTGGCTACCGGCACTGGTTGGACAATCGTCGGCGTTGCTGCAGTAACTGTTAACACTTCAGGTCACTTCCGCGCTCGTAAAACAGCCGAAGGTTCTTGGACTGCATACCGCATTAGCTAATGTAATACCCCGCCCTTCGGGGCGGGTTTAACTTTTTTTGGAATTAATAAAGGAGTTTTAACATGGCAAATAATAAGCCTATTGGTGTCGCATATTCCGACCCACAATTAGATTCATACCAAGTTGGTACCGCAGGTGAGCCGATTGCTATTTCATCAGCAGGCGTACTAAACGGTGCTTACGCAACAACAACAGCCGCTTCAGGCGACACACGTCTTAACTATAGCCGTTTAACCTTTACCTCTACAGGTTCAGGAGAAACTGTTCGCATTTTGACTCGTGTAACTGGTGCTAATGGCGCTACTGCAGGTACTATTAACGGCGAACACGTAAGTTTGGCCATTAATGGTGCAGGCACAATTAGCGGCGCAGGTAACGCATTGCGCGCAACTATTGGTGGCTCGTCTACTAACCCAGGCGGTACGCTTGCTGCATTGCAACTTGATTCCGATATTGCGTCTGGCGGTACTTGGACTAACGCTTCTTTCTTGCGTGTAACCAACTCTGGCACTGGCACACTTGGTAACTTTGCAGCTTTCCCCGCAGCAGCTACAACAGGTGTGTTCCGTGCAGCCGTTGGTACTCCAGCAGCTACACACACTATCCCTGTAACTAGCGGTGGTGTAACGTATTACATTATGGTTTCTACCATTGCGTAATGCAGATTAATAAAGAGTTTTTGCAAGCTGAAATCTCTGCCCTAGAGCAAGAATCACAGAAGGCTAACACCTTCTTGATTCAAGCTCAGGCCACCATATCAGCGTATAGAATGTTAATTAATAAGCTAGACGAACCTGAAAACAGAGAAGAAAGCTAATGCCAATTATTTATTTAAGCCACCCAGATCACGGTACTAAAGTTGCCAACATGGAACAAGAAGCCGAAAATGATGAACAAAACGGCTGGACACGCTATACTATTGACACGCCAACTCCCGTAGTTGAAGTGGTCGAAGAACAGCCTGAGTCTGTCGTCGAAGTAGTTAATACCTTGAAACCAAAGACACGACGCAAATCAGCATAAGGAGTAGGCCATGACCACGGCAAATGACCAAATTAACGGCGCGTTGCGCTTACTAGGTGTGTTAGCCGAGGGTGAAACGCCTTCCGCAGCAACGTCACAAGACGCTTTGACTGCGCTCAATCAAATGATTGACTCATGGAATACTGAGCGTTTGTCTGTTTATGCAACTCAAGACCAAGTAAAAAGCTGGCTTCCTAATCAAATATCCAACACGCTAGGCCCTACAGGGTCGTTTGTTGGACAACGCCCTATTTTGGTAGACGACGCAACGTACTTCCGTGATCCAGCGAACAACATCTCGTTTGGTATCAAGCTCATCAATCAACAACAATACAACGGTATCGCTGTTAAAACAGTGACATCTACATATCCACAGGTAATGTGGGTCAATATGACCTACCCTGACATTGAGATTTACGTGTACCCAGTGCCAACTAAAATATTGGAGTTCCACTTCATATCGGTTGAGCCAATCGTTAATGTACCTAGCTTGTCCACTGACATCACCATGCCACCTGGCTACTTGAGAGCGTTTAAGTACAACTTAGCGCTTGAGATTGCAGCCGAGTTCGGTATTCAGCCAAATCCACAGGTGTCACGCATTGCAATGACATCTAAACGTAACTTGAAACGCATTAACAACCCTGACGACATCATGGCGTTACCTTACGCTATTGTGGCAACTCGTCAGCGCTTTAACATCTTTAGCGGTAACTTCTAGGATTAAATATGGCAAACGTAACCATACCCCAACTCCCCGTCGCGTCATCATCTGCAGGTACAGACTTATTGCCAGTAGAACAAGGCGGCGTTACTAAACAAATGACCAAAACGGTCTTTTTAACTAATGCTACGTTAATTACGCCTATTCTTGGAACACCTCAATCAGGTACTTTAACTAACTGTACGGGGTTACCAGTATCTACGGGAGTTAGCGGTCTTGGCGCAGGCGTTGCAACTTTCTTAGGTACGCCTTCAAGTGCTAATTTACGCACTGCGGTGACAGACGAAACAGGTACAGGTGCTTTAGTGTTTGCTAACACTCCTACGCTAGTAACGCCTGTTTTAGGTGTTGCAACAGCAACTAGCGTTAATAAAATGGCCATCACAGCGCCTGCCACTAGCTCTACTTTAGCAGTAGCGGATGGTAAAACGTTTACTGTTAATCATAGCCTTACATTAGCTGGTACTGACACCACTACTATGACGTTTCCAGCTACAAGCGCTACGATTGCCCGTACAGACGCAGCGCAGACGTTTACAGGTAATCAAACATTTAGCAACGCTATTATTGGCGCCGTGCAAGCTTTATCAGGCGCAGGCGCGGTAAATTTAACTACTTTAACTACTGCGTTTACATCTACGGCAACAGGTAATGCGTTAACTTTAGCTGACGGTGTTGCAGGGCAATTAAAAATGATTGTTTATGTGGCTGAAGCTGCAGGCGGTGACACAGGTATATTGACGCCAACTAATCTAGGTGCCGGATCAACTATCACATTTAACGCGGTTGGTAACAGTTGTCTTTTACAGTTTATCGGTACAGACTGGTGGGTTGTTTCTCTAAACGGCGCTGTGTTAGCGTAAATCATGCAAACACCTATTCTAGGACAATCATACCAACTTCGCAGCCCTAATGCGGCGGATAACCGCATGGTTAACTTGTACCCCGAAGCTATCCCTAACGAGGGGCAGACTGCAGGGTGGCTACAACGTGCCCCAGGATTACGTTTGTTAGCGACTATCGGTACAGGCCCTATCCGCGGTTTATGGGATTTTCAGCCTGACTCAAACACAGCGTTTGTAGTGTCAGGTAATGAACTATACAAAATAAATTCTAGCTACGTGCCAACGTTGCTGGGTACGGTAGCAGGCACAGGCCCTGTTAGCATAGCTGACAATGGTACGCAGTTGTTTATTGCTGCTAATGGCCCTAGCTACATTTACAACAACACGACTAACGCATTCCAACAAATTACCGACCCTGACTTTCCAGGTGCAGTAACTGTAGCGTATTTGGATGGGTACTTTGTGTTTAACGAACCAAACAGCCAAAAAATATGGGTGACTGCGCTGCTAGATGGTCTGTCTATTGATCCGCTTGACTTTGCTAGTGCTGAAGGTACCCCGGATCAATTATCTAGCCTTATTGTTACCAACCGTGAGGTGTGGTTGTTTGGTACTAACTCAATTGAAGTGTGGTACGACGCAGGTACGCCTGACTTTCCATTGGCTCGTATTCAAGGCGCATCTAACGAGCTTGGTTGTGCAGCGCCCTACTCAGTAGCCAAGTTAGACAACAGCGTGTTTTGGTTAGGCGCAGACGCGCGCGGTAGCGGTGTGGTCTATAGATCAAATGGCTACACTGGTGTTAGAGCGTCCAATCACGCTTTAGAGTGGCAAATACAAAGCTACGGCGACATTACAAATGCTATTGCGTTTACATACCAACAAGATGGCCATTTTTTCTATGTATTGACTTTCCCAAGCGCAGGCAAGACTTGGGTGTATGACGTTACTACTCAGTCATGGCATGAACGAGCAGGCTTTTCTAATGGTTTGTTTGTACGCCATAGAGCTAACTGCCAAATGAATTTTAATACTGAAATTGTTGTAGGTGATTTTGAAAACGGCAACATTTACGCTTTTGATAAAGAATACTATTCTGACAACGGCGCCCCACAGAAATGGTTGCGGTCATGGAGAGCTTTACCATCAGGCACGAACAACCTTAAACGTACGGCACAACATAGCCTACAACTTAACTGCGAATCTGGCGTAGGTTTGAACGGTATTGATCCCACAGATAATGTGCAATGGTTTTTTTACACATCTAGCGGAGATCAGCTAGTAACTTCTAGCGGCGATTTTTTACTATTTTCGCCACCTACAGTAGAGGGTGCAAACCCAGAAGTCATGCTACGTTGGTCAGATGACGGTGGTCACACCTATTCAAACGAACATTGGTCTACTATGGGGCGAATCGGTGAATACGGGTTTAGAGTATTTTGGCGTCGTCTTGGCATGACTTTGAAGTTGCGTGATCGTGTGTATGAGGTGTCAGGTACTGATCCAGTCAAGATTGCTATTATGGGTGCTGAACTAATCGTTGATGGAACCAATGCGTAATGGCTAGTCCACTAAACGTCACCAAAATACCTGCCCCACGCGTACCGTTAATTGACGAGCGCACAGGATACATTTCGCGTGAATGGTATCGTTTTTTTCTTAATTTGTTTGATTTAACAGGCGCAGGCTCTAATCCAACAACATTAGAAGATTTACAGATTGGACCGCCAAACAACGACCAGTTTGTGTTAAATTTGCAAAACGCCACGGATGCGCAGACTAACGACTCACCTTTGTTGTCACAAATTGCTGAACTTCAAAAGCAAGTGCAAGCCTTGGAAGTTGCTCCGCCTACAACACCGCAACTAAAACGTGCTAGGTACGGGTCGTTTTATGACACCACCACGCAGACTGGTACGGTAATTAACACGGCTAAAGCCATTACTTTTAACACCACCGATTTAAGTAGCGGTGTGTACCTTGGTACGCCGACCTCACGCGTTTACGTTGATACGCCTGGTATCTATAACTTTGACACTTCGTTTCAGCTAGATAAGACTAGCGGCGGCGTAGGCGACTTTTATATTTGGTTTAGGCTTAACGGCGTGGACGTAGCCAACAGCGCTAGTTACATACAGATTCAAGGTAATAACCATGAAATTTTTTCCTCGTTAAATTACTTTTTTGACTTAAAATCAGGTGATTACGTAGAGATAATGTTTTCGGTATCCACTCTTAGCGTTGAAATTGCGGCGTTTGCTGCTGCTGCACCTGTCCCTGCTATACCATCTATCATTCTTACTGTTGCAAATAATATCGAAGGAGCATCAATATGACCGTAACTGTACGGGTTTTAATCCCAGCGAAAATCGCTGAAAATTCACAAACAACTCAATACACCGCAAATGGCGTAACAACCATTATCGACAAGTTCACTGCGACCAATTACGGCGCAGCAGCTGCAACCATCAGCGTGAACTTGGTCACAGCCGCAGGATCAGCAGGCGACGCTAACTTAATCGTTAAGACCAAAACGCTACAGCCTACAGAAACTTACACGTTTCCAGAGCTAGTAGGCGCAGCGTTGGTGGCAGGCGGGTTCATCTCAACGATTGCTGGTACAGCCACATCCATCAACATTCGTGCTAACGGACGTGAGATTACAAGCTAATGCAAATTAAAGTAACCTACGGCAAAGGGTTTGAACCCAAGCAACAACCTTTAGCAACGTTTGCTAATATGGGGGTTGCAACGCTTGAAGTCACAAAAGAAAAGATTGTTAAGCTTCAAGACGAACTGCTCAAAATGAAGCAAGCAGACATTGTGACAGAGCACACATTTGCACCAGGCGTTTACGAACGTAAAATCACTATACCCCCGTGGACGGTGCTAACAGGTGCAGCACACAAGACTGCGTATAAGATTAGGCTTGAAAAAGGTACTATTGCTGTAAACGTGGGGACAGAAGTCAAAGTGTTGACAGCACCGCTAGAATTTAACGCAAGCGCAGGTGAGCAACGCGTAGGACGCGTATTTGACGAAGAAGTTGTTTGGGTGGATGTTTACGAAAATTTAGACGATTGTACGGATATTCCTACACTAGAAGATCGTTTATACGTTGTACCAGAGTACGGGCTAGGCGACAGCCGTACGGCGGTGCAACAAGCAAAGTTAGACTACAAACTGTTTTTAAATCAAATTAACATGACGTATGAGCAAGTACAAGCAATCGCCGAAAACGAATCGGATTTAATACCTATGCCTGACGGTTATTTTGTTCAGCTACAAGATTCACCTATACATGGCCAAGGGTTGTTTGCAACAAAACCTTTTAAAATTGGCGAAATTGTATGCCCTGGTCGTTTAAATGGTAAAAGAACACCTGGCGGTAGGTTTATAAATCATTCATTTAATGCTAACATTGAGCCATTAAAAGATGGTGATGATATTTATTCAGTTGCAATTAAAAATATTGACGTCGGCGATGAACTGTTGTTAGATTATAGGGCCTCTATGCGAGTAAACTTTGGCCTAATGTTACAAGGAGAATTAACATGAGTGGATATGTAGCGGCAGCCGCCACAGTCTATAGTGCATACACAGGATCTAAAGCGGCTAAATCAGCCGCGCAAACACAAGCAGGCGCAGCCGCAGATGCAACAGCTGCACAAGAACGGATGTTTGAACGCCAGATTGAGTTGCAAGAACCGTTTAGAGAAGCGGGGATGGCGGGTCAAAACCGCTTATTGCAACTATTAGGTTTATCAAATAAACCAGAAGCGCTAGGCGCAGACGCCTCAGCAGATGAAAAAGCGCAATACGCTAGAGATTTAGCTGAATATAACGCTTTAATAGGGTCAAAAGATTATGGTAAATACGCATCTGCTGAGTTTGGCATGGATAAGTTTACCGCCGACCCAGGCTACGCATTTAGAATGTCTGAAGGTATGAAAGGTCTTGAGCGTTCAGCCGCCGCAAGAGGTGGTTTGCTATCAGGATCCGCATTAAAAGGCATCCAACGCTACGGCCAAGATTTAGGATCCCAAGAATACCAAAACGCGTTTAATCGTTATCAAACAACACGTACTAACACCCTTAACCCATTTGCTAGCTTGAGTGGTCTAGCTCAATCATCAGCTAACACCTTAACAGGCGCTGCTGGTCAATTAGGCGGTCAGATTGGTTCTAACATTATTGGTGCAGGCAACGCTATGGCTGCTGGTCAAGTTGGCTCTGCTAACGCCATTAGTCAAGGACTTGGGCAAGGTCTTAACTTCTATCAAGGTCAGCAATACTTAAACAGATTACCTAACTATGGTGGTGGTAATTATGCGCCAGTTGTTGATTACAGCACAACTTACACACCGGGGTAATTATGGCAACTATTGATTCAAGCATCGCTCTAGGCGTAAAACCAATACAAATTGAAGATCCTATTAATCGTTTTGCGCGTCAGCAAGAGTTAAGCGTCAATATGCTAAAGGGTCAAGAGATGCAACAAGCGGTTGAAGATAGGAATATGTTGCGTCAGCTAGACCCAAGCGATCCTGATTATTTAAATAAAGTCAGCCGTGTTAACCCTAAGCTAGGTGCAGAACTAGGTAAAAGCCGTCTAGAAACTAAAAAAACAAAATTAGAAATTAACGAAAAGACGTTAAAAGCGCATCGTGAACGTATGTCTGATTTGGCACTTAACCCATCCCCTGAAAACACGACTGCGCATATTCAAGACGCTATTATACGTGGTGACATTACGCCCGAACAAGGTGCAATGACATTAAAACAAACGTTGGCTATGGCTCCAGAACAACGCAAGCAATACTTTTTACAGCTAGGCGCAGACGCAGCCAAGCGCATAGAGCAGATGACGCTTAGTGAATCTCAAAAACAAAACCTTGGTATTCAACGCGAAGGCCAACGCCTACAGTACGACCCAACAACACAAGCTAACATTACTAAAGCTAAAAAACGTGCTGAAGGTGAAGTTGCACAGGAAGTTGCGGGCCAAATTGACGTTAAAGCTAACCGCAAAGCCTTGGCTACTGCAGGTTACGATGTGGAAACAGGTAAAGACGAAATATCAGATCTTATTAGAAAATCTACTGGTAGCTACCTTGGTAAAGGGTATGATATTGGCGGGCGTCTATTTGGTGCTTCTAACGAAGGCTCTCGCGCCTTACAAACCCTTGTACAAAAAGGCAACGCAATTACATTTGGTTTGTTAAACGGCAAATTGGGTGCGGGTATTTCTAAGTCCGACGCAGAATTGGTGGCAAGTTTAGTTGCGCAAGTAGGCGACGGTACTTTACCAAGAGAAGATCGTTTAGCAGCTTGGGGTAGTGCTGTAGATCAAATGGTTCGTTTAGGTTTAATTGATAAGCCAAAAGCGCCTGCAAATAACGTAAACGTCCCTGGTGTAGGCTCACAAGTTAATGTCCCTGGCGGCGCGGCTGCACCTGCAGCTAAACCATCTCTTAACGATATTTTTAATCCTAAAAAATGACAACTATTCAGGAACAAATCGCTCAAGCTAAAGCCGCAGGATATGATGACGCCGCAATCACTAAGCACTTAGGTGGTTTGCCTGAATACAGCGGTAAAGTCAAAACGGCCTTAGACGCTGGGTATCAACCTAGCGACATTCTAGGCTACTTAGCTCCTATGACGGTTACTGCAAAACGTGAGAACGTGCAACCTGAACTTACGCGTGGTGATTTATATAAAAGTGAATTGCAACGTGTAGCAGCGCCTTTTGCTGGTTTTAGCAAAGGTGTTGGTAATGTGATGTTTGGTGGTCAAAAGCTAGTAGGTATGGGTTTAGAAGCCCTTGGTGCAGATGAAACTGGTAAAGCTTTAATTGCAGACGCAGCCAAACGAAAACTTGAACAAGAACAGTTTATAGCTCCATACAAAGAAGTTGCGCCTGGTATGACTGGCGCTGGTGAGTTTGGCGGTGAAGTATTAGCGACCTATCCGGTTGGTGGTTTTATAGGTAAAGGTGTAACTGCAGTCGGTCAAGCAGTTCCACAAGTTGCTAGGTTTACTGCGCCTTTAGGCACGTCTATTCAATCAGGCGGCTTTAGAACAGGTATGGCAACGCCTACAACCATTGGCGGTAAGATTATTGAAAAAGGCGTTCAAGCCGCTGGCGGCGCGGTTATAGGCGGTACAACCGCAGCGTTGCTCAATGCAGAAGACGCAGGGACAGGCGCTGGATTTGGTGCAGCTATACCGTTAGTGGTGCCTGCGGTAGTGCAAAAAATTGCAAGCGGCGCGGGTAAAGTCCTTGATATGCGTAAAATACCTACGCAAAAAGCTGCTAATATTTTGCGAGAGTCTATTGGCGGTGATGTAGATGAGGTCGTTAATGCTTTACGTAACGCCAAGCCAGGCGTCACACCAGCGCAAGCGTTAGCAGACGCAGGGTTAAACGAACCTGTAGCTCAAGCTTTACTTCAACGCGCGGCTGAACGTGAGCCTAAATTTTTTACCGATTTATTAAAAAAACAAGATTTTGAAACAGCTAATAAATTAGCTAATTTAGCAGGTGGTACAACTGAAACAGCCACTAGAACTACATTAGCTAACATGAAAAACGCTTTAAACACTATGACTGGTCCACAACGCGATGCGGCGCTAAATCGCGCTAATTTAGGTAAAGCTGTAACTGAATACGAAACTCAAGCAGGTAAGCTAAGTAAAGAAGCCGCGGCTAAAGTACAAGAAGTGCGTGATTTAATCAATGCAGGTAACAAAGCAGAAGCATGGGCTAAGTTGCAAGTTATCAAGCAAGGTCTACCAACAAGCACGGCTCGTTACACTTATGCAGATGAATTAGCCCAAAAAGCATTTAATGAGTGGTCAGACAAAGCTGCATCTGCATCTTTAGACCTTGGTCAAGGCGCTCAATTTGCTGGTGCAGCAGCGGATACTTTGCGTCGAAACGGAGTCAATCCAATTCAAGGCAGCGTATTAGCTCGTCAAATATCAGGTATTGCGGACAACCCAGCGTTTGCGGGTAATGATGTAGTGACTACTGCAGTTAACCGCGTTGCGGATGACATTGCCGCATGGACTAACTCAGGCGGTGTAATTGACGCACAAGCTCTAGCATCTATTCGTAAGAACTCGGTTAACGCAGCTATACGAGATTTATTGAAAGGTGAAGCGCCTTCTGTTCAACGAGAAACTGCGGCGTCTGTAATGGTTAAAATTAAACCTTTTATTGACGACACAATTGAAGCTGCTGGTGGCGCAGGATGGAAAAAATATTTGGCAGACTACACTAAGGGTTCTCAAAATATTGCAGCGCGTAAATTAAGTGCTGAAGCTCGTACGTTATATCGTGAATCGCCAGATTTATTTGTTAAGTTAGTTGAACTTAACTCACCCGAAGCCGTAGAAAAAATTATGGGTAAGGGTAACTATAATCTTGCGTTGCAACTTAGCGAAGATGCTATGGAAACACTTGCAGGCGCAGCTAAACAAATTACATCTCGTGGTGAAATGGCTAAACAAGCTAGTGCAGGTGAAAAAGCGTTGGTCGATTTAATGGGTGAGCACACTGCGGTGTTAAAGATTCCTAACTGGTTTGACCCTAGAATCACTACAGCTAACAAAGCATTAGACATTGTTGAGAAAAAAGTTGGTAAAGCAACCTTGGCTAAACTAACTGAAGCAGCTAAAACTGCTAAAGGCTTTGATGAGTTACTTAACACTTTGCCTGCATCTGATCGTATTAAAGTATTAAAAGCTATTAAAGACCCTAAGGTGTATACAGAGCTAAAAGAAACAGGTAGGAAAATTACAGGAGCAAGCGCAGTTGGTGTAAACGCTTTGTCGCCTAAAAATGAACAAAATCAAAATGCATTGGCAAAATAATGGATCAATCTCTAATAAACTGGGTGTTCGC